GCAAAGATTGGGGAGAAACTACTTGCTCTCCACATTGCGAAGACAACACCGAGGAGGACTAGATGGATAAGCAGGATTTGGGGAAAGCTGGTTCGCTTCTTGAGCAAATAGTATCAGTAGATTGGTCAAGCCCAACAGGAGCGGAGTGTATATCATTTGACATTAATGAATGCCATCTACATAGTAGGATTTGTTTTCGGCCTGATAATGTAGTTTGGATTATTGAAGGTAATGAGTTCAGAGCTCTCAGTTATACTGACGACCAAACTAAGTTCTGGACATTATCATATAGATACGGACAGGATAATAAGCCTGTCCCGAAACAGAGGGGGTAGACGTATAAACCTCATTTGGGCGACGTGTAAAAGGTTTGACGACGTCCCTGCCTTGGCTCTAATAAATGCTCAAGTCATATTAGAGCGTGTTACTGGGTGAAATACAAAGCCATAGATGCTAAACTATTCCTTCCCTCAGGTATGTTTCGGGGATAGCGCGGTATAAAGAGTTGTCTGCCTTAAATCATTGGACTCAAATCTATGGAACACCTTTTATTCTTTTGAGTATTTTGCGTTTGCTTTCATGTACTCACGTTTTATTATTTAAGTATAAGTACAACTCGCAGAAAGGAGTAAAGCTATGGAATATACAGGATTTGAATTACCTTTATCAGATTATGAGAAAGGTTTTTTAACTGCACATTTTGAAGCGCATTTACGTTTTGAGGATTACAAATGCCGAGGCGATGCTTGGTATGAACATCTTGATGATGACATGGAATGGGTAGGTGTATCCATTGGCAATAGAATGTTTGATATTTGTATTTGGTTAGATACGAGCATAGTTGAAAAATATCCAGATGAAGCACCCACCTATCCAGATGACTTAGTGGCTTGTGTGTATGAGTGTGACAAAACAGATGATGATAATTGGACAACCAATACTGATACTTGTTGGTTTATCAAAGAAGTTGAGAATAAGTTGGTTTGAGTATTTATTGGTTGCTTTCAATACCTCAGGCTATATTATTAAACTATAACCTTAACTCGCAGAAAGGAGTCTATTATGGTTATCAATGAAAAACTCTATTACACTTATCATAGTATTGATAATGAAGATATGGTCATAGAAGTACTCACTGATACTAACTTGAAAAAGTTACAAAAGTTTGTCAAAGAGGCGGCTGAACAAACAGGCTATCGTTACTTGTATTGTGGTCGTAAATACCATGCTGTTCATTGGCAACAGCAAAACCCTGAAGCCGCAGATTTTCTAGTGCAACTTCGTGATGCAGAAAGGGTTTATCAGTAATGGTTATCGGTGGCTACAGCCTCAAGCAAGAGTTTGACAGTATTACTGTTAAACATTATGAGTCTGGGTGGTCGTTCTTTATACAAGGCGATGATGCTCAAACTTTCTTGGATGAGTGGGCTAAATGGCAAGATATTGTCGACAGCAACTTTTCCCACTTCCTTTCAACCCATGAGTATGACACTCTTTTCCAATAGGAGGATTACAAATGCCGATGAATAACGCAAAAGACTTAATCTTTGATTTTGATGCCTTTACTGGTAGCCTAAATCATTATTCCCATAAACTGCCTATGACCCCTGAGCTACGGCTTACGGATGGTACTAAATCCTTTGCTGAAAGGATGGGTGCTTACTGGTTTATGGATATTATAGCTACTGAGTTCTTACCACTACTAAGTGAGGAGGATTATATTATCTTCATACAAATAACTGTTGATAGCGATAACGGTGCTGTTATTATAGGTACAGATGGTGATAAAGGTGATGGTCCCAAAATACTGCATACTCGTAACCTTAATTATGCAGACCTGCCACCTAACTCTGGTTTCAAGTTCTACCTTTCGGATGGCGTACTTATGCTACCGAGTGAATACTAATGGGTAACTCTGGTGGGTTGAGTAATTCATACAAACAATTCCTGGATGAGTTACGGGATAGTGGTGAAACTAATATGTTCGCAGCTACTATCTACCTTATGCAAGAGTTTGATATAACCAAACATCTCGCAACCGATGTTCTTAATACATGGATGAAGGAGTATAAAAAAGATGACTAAGCAACAGGTGCTTGAAAAGCTAACTGAGCTATATACTATTTGCCATGATTCTAGTTCTGATAAGAATAAATACAATAATGATGGATGGATGGCTATGGCTGGTGCAATATCAACCGCTGAAGATGTAGCTGAGCGGGAAATACGATGGGAGAAAAAACATGGGTAAAGTCAAAGCATGGGCGATGGATTGTATGGAAGAAGTTCAAGATAGTTTCCTACAGGGAAAGATTGATTCCCGACAATGTGCGACTGAATTAGCTAAATCTGGATTGATGGATCCGGATGAGATTGAATTATGGATTGATGGAGCAACTGCCGAGCGGTCGCGGAATATTACAGATTCTGCTTTTCAGTCAGTACAAGAATGATTTATTATGATGGTGTAAGCATGACTCTTACATCATCTCTCCCTTAACTGGTGGTCATTTCGGTGACCACCTTTTTTGTCTTAATGAGTAAATAAAACAACCTCTTAACCTATCACACCTTATTATATAGGGGTAGCTAATAAGGGCTACATCAACAAAAGGAGGCAGCAATGTCTAATAATACTTGGCAAAATGTAGTCAGTGATGATAGTACCCATCAGGTATGGTATACTGATTGTGCCACACAATCCCCTGAAGAAATTGTGCAATATGAAAATTGTTTGTTAGAGCAACAAATAGGGCATCTTTGTGAAGACCCCACAGGTACTTGTGAAGTAGAGCGAGGGCTTGAGTATTACAGTTATCTGCAAGTTGTAACAGATAAATGGCTTTATATTGAGCACCGTTATCCACAAGAGGGTGGGGCTACTCACCAATGGTTTCGCCAACAACGTGTATTGAGAGAAACATGATACTACTTAGCCTTTTAGGTGCGATATCTGTGCTCATATTTCTGTGGATATTCCGCTAAAACAAAATAGTCACATGGAGTATTTAATACTACTTCATGTGGCATCACGCTTTATTATATAAGGGTAGGCAGTTGCTTACTGAATCTTAACAGGAGGTTACAATGGATCTACTCTGGGATATGCTACCTCTAATCTTAGTTCTTATACTAATCTAAAACATACAAGGGTCACGGTCCAATAACCGTGGCTCTCTGATATTGTGGTCACTCTTACTAATAGTAACGAATGAGATATTTAAGCGAAGTGATAGATCGGATATAAGAATATACGATATCTGGCTATACAATCATATCAAAGGTTTATGAATCAAAATCATATATCGTAGGGTTATCTTTGATCCCCCACGCGAGTCTCAACCGTTCGGTTTTAGAAATGACTCGATTTCTGTTTACCTTCCTATTATAGAAAAGTATTGTATTCTCATGGCAAAGGCGAAGGTTACACATAAGAAAAGTCTGGACGTTGTGGCTAATCCTCGGGTGGAAAAAGGGCTGACACCCATGCAGGAAAAGTTTGCAATGATTTATGCTACCGAAGAGGTTACGCAGACAGAAGCAGCACTCAGGGCAGGGTACGCTGAATCCAATGCACACTCTATCGCCAGCCATATGCTCAACGGACGCAACTATCCACAAGTGTTAGATCGTGTGCGAGAGATTAAGCAAGAGTTACAACATAAGTTTGAAGTCACTTTTGAAAACCATGTGCAGAAGTTAGCGCAGTTGAGAGATGCCGCAATGAATAACGGAAACTATGCGGCGGCTGTATCTGCTGAAAAATCAAGAGGCCAAGCGGCTGGTCTGTACATTGACCGCAAAGAGATACTCACTGGAAAGATAGACCAAATGAGTAAAGACGAAGTAATGAATGAGATACGCCGCATACAAGAAGAGTTCCCTGCTTTGGTAGACGCGACCAGCCCTGTGATAGACATGGATAATCTGGAGGTCTTACCGAATGCCGCAGAAAAAACCTGAGTCAAAACTTTGGAACAAGCTACGCGAAGGAACAGCACCGACAGGTGTGCATTGGACTAGGGTAGAGTCATGGGCTAGTCCAGGAGTGCCTGACCTCAACGGTTGCTTGAATGGGCATGACTTCTGGGTAGAGCTAAAGGTTCTTGCGACAAAGTCTGACAAGAAGTTTCCTAAGTGGCGTCCTCATCAAATAGCATGGCAGACCTCAAGAACAAGAGTTGGTGGATGCGTTTGGAACTTGGTTCATCATCCCTCCTCCTCCCGCTTATTATTTATGGATGGAACCCACCTTGCACAGAGATTGATGGAGGATGGTCCGGCTGTCTATGATGGATGGATGGATTGGCCGATGGATCATGATGGATGGGCAGAGGTTTTGCGACGACTGATGATGAAAGACGATCCAGGGTGAGAGGTCCAGTGATATCCCGTGAATTCACATGACATCAGGTGTCGAGCTGCTCGTATCTTTTTTGTTCATTATGAGTAAATAGGGGTTTACATAGGAAGGTCAATTTGCTACTCTATATGTGTAGCAGGGTTGCTACTAACTCAAGTTCGTAGAAAGGAACTTATCATGGCTAAATCAGCTAAAAAAGTCGCCGTTGCAGAAATCACTTTTGCAGGTATCAACTCCCTCCCAGAGGACCAGCGCAAAGCTGGCGTCACCGCTCAGGACATTTTTAACTTTGTCCAAGAGCATGCTGGCGGCAATCCAAACAATGTAGGTGTTCGTCCTACTGTAGATGTATTAGGTACGGCTAATCCTTTTCCTTTTGAAAAGGCAAAAACATTGTTTGACGATTCAGGCAATCCCAACCTCGCCCTTCGTGGCAAGGTGGTCTGGCAGTTGATCAACTCCGACAGCCACGGCGGTCAGGTAATTACCTTGACTGATGTAGACTTAGCCCACAAATCCATCAAGGCAAGAAAGTTCCATGCTTTATTGGACGCGCTTAATGGTGGACAGTCACCATCAGCAAAAGCCACATGGGGCAAGAACTTCGTTGAGCTGTTCGTTATCCCAGCTTAATCATCCTTGGATGGGCGGCCGATGGTCGCCCATTCTTTTTTGGATGGATGGATGGATGGAAACGGATGGATGGAGATGAATCTCTATGTGTATATGTACAGTCATATACACTCACACTACATCATTTAAGATATCTCCAGAACTCATGGGACTTCAGCCGACACAATAGGACTATAAAACCCACCCTCTTTGCGCCTCACCCATTAGTATAAAGGGGTTGGCAATACTGCCAGCAGCTACAAACAACGGAGGCAACAATGTTATACATCGTTGATCATCATAATAGTTTCACGACAAAGTTGGCGGTAGGCCATACTGCCAGCATACAAGAGGTCGGTAACCTTATTGTAGGGTTACGGTTCTATCGTAATGTGTACATTAACTACCAAAGTGATAAGGAGCTCTTTGACGAGGACGATGCGCCAAGTTGGAGCAACCAAGACTGCATAATTTATTGGTATGACGACCGTGGAGGTTGGAGCCAATTTGAGGAGCGGCCTAATGATAGTTGGGCATGGAGCAGTTGCGACGAGCCAGACCTCATGCCGCATATGGCTATTGGTAATTGGACGTACCATGAAATAGGTTAACCACCACGGTAGGGTGACTTCGGTTGCCCTACCTTTTTGTTTGTAGCGGATGGATGGATGGATGGATGGATGGATTGACCGTTCATCCATTCATTTATGATGTGATGAGAGTATATCACACGTAACTCTCCAGACTTCCGGCCTGGACGCCCAGACAATGTTTTTTAATATTGCTATTGCCGGACGGTGTTTTGTTGTTTAGGTATTTACATAACGCAATTAACCAATAGGGGTTTACCAATGCTTATTATACTTACTTACTTTTACTTTATGCTTGCTGGCATAACGCTAATGTTTGCCAGCTTAGGTGGTTTTAACTTGCCACCAATGCACCATTATATAAGCGGTTTTTTATTTGCTATGGGGTTTGCTTGTTTTGCTACTGGCTACATAGGCGCATGGCGGCACAAATGTTAATGGCAATAATTGGCGCGTTATGCGTTTTATTTGCATTAATTGCATTTTAGGGGTTTACACTATGTTAATACCTAGTGTATATAATAGGTATAGCCAGCGCATAGGGTGCTGGTGTTAACCAAAT